CAAAGCATCAATAACGTGATTCTTTTTGTCCTCAAGCATGGGCAGAATTCTGCCTGTCAATGGGTCTGATTTATAACTGTACAGGCTCAACTCGTCAATTGTGTGGATGCAACGAGGGTGAACAACGATGTCGTAGTTCTTCAAAAACTCGATGCCTTCCTCTACCGACTTTGGCCCTTTGATTGCAGTCATGATCTTTGGGAAACCGTTGCGCTTCATGTGGCTGATGGTTTCTGGCCTCGCTGAGTCTGCCACGATAGGCCACTTCTCAGCCTCTGGAATTTGCATGAATAACTCAGGAGTGTTGATAATCTCACAGCCCACCATGTAGGCTTCATAATCAATGTAAAGAGTGCGACCGATTATGTGGCAACGCACCAAAACTGTCGGGTCAACTGAAAAGCCCCAATCAGCCCCAAGGCGATGGATGGCATCTGGCGGTGCATCAAAGTCGTCTATTTTCCAGTTCTTGAATACCTTACTGTTGCTGTTTTGGAGGTATTGACCCATCCAAACGTGCTGATATTTGTCAGGGTCTCTGCGCTTGTCGTATTCCATTTCGTCTTTTAAGACTTGTGGAAACCACGGGTTATCGCCAAAGTTGACCTTGATTACTGAGGCATCCTTTGGCGGCTCTGGCCCACGCAGTAGAAAATCCACAGGGTCAGACTGCTGCCTTGGATTCCATGTGAACCATAACTCGCTGTTTGGCTTGCGGATTGTTGGTCTCAGCAAGTCCAGGCTGGTCTGACTCAGACTTTGGGCTTCCTCAACCCAAGCGCAATCGTAGCCCTCCAGCGACTTGATTGAGTCTGCGGTGTGGTTTTGCATACCCTGAAAGATTATTGCACCATCGCCCTTTTTGGACTTGATGACCGCATCTTGAACTTCAAAGTAAGCCCCTGCGTTCATAGCCTCGATCTTGGTCTCCAGTAGCCGCTTGACCGATTGGTTTAGTGATTTTTGGATTTCACGCACACAAACGCTTCTGCGCTTGGGGTCAATGATGTGCTCCTCAATCATCAACTCGGCAAAGGCATGAGACTTTCCGCTGCCCCGACCACCCCATGCGCCTTTGTATCGGCTTGGTTTTGTCAATGGCAATGCCCAACGAGGCGTATCAATCTTCAGTATTTTTTGCATCCACCACCACACGCTCGATGCGCTCAAACAATAGAGGCGCACCATCTGCGCCAGTATGTTCTTGCTTAACAGTCTCAGCCCAGCGCATTTGTGTCTTTGTCCACCAGATTAGGCTTGTGGTGTCTCCACCCACGGCTTTGCTGTATAGCGTTTTGGCAATCTGCCCGTTGGCCTTGGCTTTGCCCATGTCCAGCTCGTGCCTGTAATACTTGCGGAGGGTCTTGTCGTCAATGCCTACCAAGCAGGCAATGGACTCGTGAGGCAAGCCTAATCCGCTACTGGACTCAACCAGTTTTCGAGATTCTGCCGTTGGCTCGTGCGGCTCTTGTGGGTAGATTGGCATTTTATGTAGGGGAACTCGCTTAAATTTTAAGCAGTTTCTGCTGTTTCTGTCAATAAAATGGCTTTCTTGCCTGTGAAGTCTTCCCAACGCTTTACGATCACATCGCAGAATTTCGGGTCAAACTCCATAATAAATGCTTTGATACCATGTTTCTCTGCTGCAATCAATGTGCTGCCAGATCCACCAAAATAATCTGCAATGGTGTCAGATGACAATTTGAATCTGCGGATAATCCATTCCATCAAAGCAACAGGCTTTTGAGTAGGATGTACTCGGTTTTTCTTTTCTGATGCTTTTGTGAACTGCCGCACAACGCTTCGGAAATTTGCCCAAGCCAATTCACAGTCGGTTTGGTCGCTTGTGCCATTGTCTTTATCCCAAACAAGCCAACATTCGCTGTCTGGCAATGCGGAACAATAATAATTTGCCCCCCACCAAATGTGTTTGGCTTCAGGATATAGGCCATAAATCAGATTGAAAGCATCCTTTGCCACATCGGGTGTGTCATCGCCAAGAATGTCAGTTTTGTAATTCTTTTTTAATACTGACGATTTGCTTACAGCATTCATGCCATAAGGCGGATCTGTGTGGATCAGGTCTGGATATGTTCCTTGCATCAAGGTTTCAACATCATCAATAAATGTGGAATCCCCGCACATCAATCGGTGATACCCAAGTTGATAAATGTCACCACGCTTTGTTTTTGGCTCTTCGGGAATATCAGGGACTGAATCTTCATCTGTCAGCCCTTCAATGATTTCGGGATTCAATGCCTCAATTTCATCAAAGCTGAAACCCGTAAGTTCCATGTCAAAGCCAAGTTCAGCCAACTCGTCAAACTCAATTTTGAGCATTTCATTGTCCCACCCTGCATTGAGTGCCAGGCGATTATCGGCAATGATGTAAGCCTTACGCTGGGTTTCTGTCAGGTCTTTTAGTTCAATTGTGGGGACTTCTTTGTAGCCCAGCTTTCTTGCTGCCATCAGCCTGCCATGCCCAGCAATGATGCCGTTTTCCCCATCCACCAATATCGGGTTAGTCCAGCCGAATTCTTTGATGCTTGAGGCAATCTGGGCTATTTGCTCATCAGAGTGGGTGCGGCTGTTGTTGACATAAGGTATCAATTTATCCACAGGCTTTTGCACAATTTTTAGCATGGTGTCCTCAAAAAAATGGGAGCATCAGCCCCCAAAAGCTGGCAACTGCATTTTGTCAGCGTACTCATTTTGCAATGTCCGGTACAGGAATGTCAACAGGCCATTGGTTTGTGTCCACTAACAATTGAACTGTTTTGAAGTGGGCAATGTTCCATGCTTGCTGTCTTTCAGCCTTTGACCACTTTGCACCTTGATCAATGTCGTAATGGCAAGTTTGACATAAAGCCGCCACTAGATTGTCATCGGCTTTTATTCCTCTGCCCTTGCCGCCACCCCAATTGCTATGAGCCGCTTGAATTCCATGTTCTGTTCCACAAAGCTGACAGGATAGAGCCGCCACTAATTTTAGCAGTTTCTGGCTTCTCACATATTGGTGCTTCGGATATTGCATATTCTTTGGTGTAAAACTTGTGATTGTTTTCGCACTGGCGCTTTCGGCTGACGAATTCGGGATTTGATCGGGTGTCTAAGACTTTGAGGGTTTCAGAGCCACAACGGGGACACATCATGTTTCTATTCCCTTATCTGCCATCCATGCCAAGAGCCATTCAATAAACTCTGAGCCTTCTTCTTTGGTGAATTTGTGGCTTTGGAGGCCAAGCTGGACAACTCTTTGCCCGTCTAGGCTTGGTGCAATCTTGCCGATCTTGCGACCAGTTTCATGCGCCCAGGCATCGATGAGCAATCTTTTCCAATCTTCTGCTGTCCATTCTGATCCTGCCGCCTTCATTTGCTTGGCAACCATATCAATTAGGGCATGGAACATATCATTCTGGTCTGTGCTGCGGGTGGCTTTCTTGACTTCTAAGCGCAACTCCTGACCAGCCTGTAAATTTTCTTTAATCTTTGCCCACAAGTCTTTTAAAGCTGAATGGGCTTGTTGTGGGTTGTTTAATCGAATAATCATTTAATCTCCACAAAAACAAGCAATTGCTTCTTCATTTGGGTCAAACATATCCTTTTGGCTTGCTGAAAATTTAATCATTTCTGCATAGGATGGGCGGTCAGATCGGAAAACCGCACCGCTTGGCTTGCTTGCCAGTGCCAGTGCCAGTGCCTCCATTTTCGCCCACCAAACTGCTCTTTCTGGCTTTTCTGCAATTAAAGCTAAAACTTGTGCAGCTGGCTTTAGAAAACACAAATCACAATTGCCATGCATGGTTACTCCATTATTGTTGGGCAATTCAAGATCAAAAGGTTGTGATTTCCAAAATTGACCAACAGTTTCTTTGGTAACGCCATCGGCCCATAAAGGCAATCGTGACTTGTCAGCAATCTTGGCTGCTCTGCGTTGTTCATCAGCTCTAATACCTATCCAAGAAAAATTCTCAATTGCAGAATATTTTTCACCATTAAAAAAATCTAGGGAAGCAAGATATTTAGATTGAGCACGAATTTTTAATTCGCTTGTGCAAACTCTTGCAACTGGATTTGGTAAGTAATTCCGCTTTTTGATTAGTTCCTCAAACGGCTCACCATTGCGGCTGGCTGTTTTAAAAGTTACTCGCTCAAAACCAATATCATTAAATCTGCGTTCAACCCAATGAATCTCAACATTCCAACGATCTGAACATTCTTGAACAAATTTCAAAGTAGCCTCATCTTCC